GAAATAAACAAGGATAAGTTATTATATAGCAAAATATGAATATCAAAGCTCTTTTAGAAAAATTCGATAAAGATGTTCTTAGTGAACAGGAAGCTTCAGCAATTGCCGAAGCTTTTGAAACAGCAGTCAACGAAAAAGTTGATTCCAGACTCAAACTCGAAGTTGAAAATGCTCTTTCAAAAATCGACGAAGATCATGCTACAAAATTACAAAATCTTTTAGAGGCTATTGATGTCGATCATACAGGCAAACTCGAAAAAGTTGTTAATGCGATTAACGAAGATCACGCAAACAAATTAAACAATCTTGTAAGTTTTTATCGCAAGGCATTAAACGAAAATGCGCAAGAATTTTCAAACAAGATGATTGATGAAGTTAGTAATTTCCTTGATATCACACTTGAGAAATTAGTTCCAAAGGAACAATTAGCAGAAGCTGTTACGAACACATATGCTCGTAAGCAGCTTGATTCAATCCGTAACCTTATCGGAATTGACCCTGAACATATCAATGAATCAATCAAGGGTACAATCTCCCAAGGTAAAGGCAAGATCGATGAGCTTGCAGAAAAGCTCAATGAATCTTATAGAGATAACGAAGTTCTTCTCGAAAAGATCAAAACAATCGAATCAAAGGCAATCCTTAATGAAAAAACACAGGGCATGCCTTCCGCCAAAAAAGATTTTATTTTTAAATTATTGAACGACAAGGACAGTTCCTATATTCAAGAGAACTTTAGCTACGTTGTTGAGATGTTCGAGCGCAGTGAGGAAGAAGCTGCGACAGAACTGGTAAAAGAAGCAAAGCAGAAAGCCGTAACACGCACTGCTAAGATTCCCGCCACTTCTGTTGTCACTGAATCTTCAACTGTTGGTACTGACAACGGTGTTGTCAGCGAATATCTGACTGAATTAAAGAGGAAGTAATTCCTTTTTAATTTGTATTCTATCCAATAGGAGGACAAATATATATGAAAAATGTTAACCCTTCCACAGGCTACATCGATAGAAGCCGTGCACAGCAGTTAGTAGAGAAGTGGGCACCTGTTCTTGATTATTCAAGCGACAAGGTTTCCGCAATCGAAGACGAACATCAGCGTCTTTCAACCGCCATTCTCATGGAAAACCAAGAGAGATGGTGTCTTGAAGAAGCTAACGTTTCTGGTGGCGGTTCAGGTGTTTTCGGTTCAGCAGCAGGTAATGTTGCTGGTGCATTCTCTGGTGACAGATATGCACAGAATGACGCACGTTTACCTAAGATTCTTATCCCAATGGTACGTCGTACATTCCCCGAACTCATCACCAACGAAATCGTCGGTGTTCAGCCAATGAGTGGACCAGTAGGTTTAGCTTTTGCTCTCCGCTATCGTTATGAGCCAACGGCTCTCGGTTACACTGACGGTAAGCTCGATGGTTCTGTTGCAAGCCAGTACACTGGCACTGACGGTATTAACCGCAGCATAGAACTCGGCACACCTGATAATGGTAAACGCCCCGAAATCGGGTATCAATACTTGGACACAAGATTCACTGGTTCTAGCTCCGCAGCCCTTTCAGGTCTCGGTGCTAGTGGAGTAGACAATTCAGACTTCGACTTCGTCGGATCTGATGGTGGCGTAGCCGCCCTTCTCTCCCAGTTTGAATTAACCGGTAACATCCCACAGGTTACTGTCGAATTCAGCAAAACAGCTGTCGAAGCTGGCACACGCCGCCTCGCTGCTCGTTGGTCTGTTGAACTCGAACAGGATCTTAAGAACATGAACGGTCTCGACATCGATTCTGAATTAACAAACGCCATGAGCTATGAAATTCAGTCCGAAATCGACCGTGAAATGGTTATCCGTATGATCCAAGTTTGCTTAAACGCTGGCGGTCCAAGTGATGCTAATCACTACAATGGCCCCGGATACACATTCTGGTATGCACAGTCAGCTGACGCACGTTGGCTCGGAGAAAGAAATCGTGATTTCTATTCCAAGATCATCGTTGAAGCTAACCGTATCGCAATTCGTAACCGTAGAGGTAGTGCTAATTTTATTATCGCTACACCACGTGTTTGCGCAATTCTCGAAATGCTTCCAGAGTATCAGTGGATGCCCGTAAACGGTAACGTTAACACCCAGCCAACCGGCATTGCCAAGGTTGGAACACTCGGTGGTCGTTTCCAAGTTTATCGTGACACCCGTACTGATGCACAGTATCTCGCAGGTCAGAGAGCTAACGCAATTGAATATGCATTGTTAGGCTATAAAGGATCTGAATACTATGACACAGGTATTGTATACTGCCCATACATCCCAGTTATGATTCAACGTACAGTTGGTCCTAATGACTTTGCTCCAAGAGTAGGTCTTATGACCCGTTATGGCGTTGTCGATCATATCTTTGGTGCTAACTTATACTACCACCTCATCATAGTTAAGGGTCTCGGCTATAACAACGCATTCCAAGGCGGAGCTTACGGTCAGGTCGCTTATCTCTAAGCAACAACAACCAATCAAAAAAGAACCCATCCTCGAAAGGGGATGGGTTTCTTTTTTTATATTTAAAACAATTGAATAAAAATACTCAGTATATTGAGTAAACTGTTATTCTTTTGAGAATTCTCCTTCTATATACTCAAGTTTATCTTGTTTTTTATCTGATGTTTTATCAAAAATTTGAGCTAAGACTTGATCTCTTGTTGCGATCATAACATTTGTAGTGTTTGGAATAAGCGGACGATTCGCATTCGCTTCGATTTCCATTTTCTTAATTTCTACATTATTCTTTGATTGTTTGTTTTGTAAATTAATCTTATTTAACTGATCTAAAGCTTTTGTAGCTGCACCTATAAGCTGTGAAAGTGCTGCAATCTCTTTTGGGTCGCTTCCGGTTAAAACATTATCTTTTAATGATTGAATTGCACCAAGTGTTGATTCAACAAGTTCAGAAGACTTCTTGTAAACATACTCACCAACATTCTCATCATCGATTTTTTGTACTTCTACTGGTTTTGGTCTAACGGGAGTATTAATTTCATCCGCTTTTAATTCTTCAATTATAGATTCAATTTCTTGATTGTTATTATCAGTTGACATTGTAAATATATTTACTAATAATATAGCATATGACAACAACAATTAATTTTTTGGGCAAAACTTACGTTATTCCAAATGACAAAATACAACATATTGTGTCTCTTTTGGAGGCATATAAGATAGTTGATACATCACATAGTCAAGTCAGAGAAGTTGTAAGCCATGTTCCACAAGACGGTAGATCCTTAATAAACGGTTGACAAAAGACATTATTACGTTTAGTATTTTCTGATGAGCAATTATCAGGATTTATGGGTACAGAAGTATGCACCCAAACATTTGGATGAAATCGTCCTGAGTCAGGAAAACCGTGATTTCTTTTCAAAGATTACAGAAGATACGCCACATCTGCTTCTTTATGGGAATGCAGGTACCGGTAAAACTACTTTGGCAAAGATTTTAGTCAAAGATATTCTCAAGTGTCAGTATCTTTATATCAATGCTTCTGACGAGAATGGTGTAGATACTATAAGAAACAAAGTTATCTCGTTCTCTCAAACAAGATCAATTGATGGTAAAAAGAAAGTTATCATTTTGGATGAGTTTTGCGGAACTACACCGGAAGCACAGAGAATTTTAAGAAACGTAATGGAAGAATATGCTTCTACCACTCGTTTTATTCTTACTGCTAACTATATTAACAAGATTATTGAGCCAATATGTTCAAGGTGTTTGCTATTTAATATAGTCCCTGAATTGTTTGATACAGTAAAGAGATGTCATCAAATTTTAAAGAAGGAAAACATTACAGTATCAGACGAAGAAAATGGAAAGCTTGTAAAGCATGTAAATTCTAATTTTCCTGATATAAGAAGGATTGTAAATGATCTTCAAAAGTTTTCATTATCAGGAGCTTTAATTGTAAAATCATATGATCTCGTAAGAGACTTGTCTAAAGAACTATATGATATGTTTAAAAATAAGACAGATATAAACGTAATCAGAAAGAAAGTTATAGATGAAGAGAAAAACTTCAATGCTGATTATCAAACATTACTTAAGAATCTTTTTGATCTATTTTATGGCTCTTCTTATCCCGAAACCAAAAAGAAACAATTAATGCTCGAAATAGGTGAGCATATGTACAGAGACAATTTTGTAGTTGACCACGAAATCAACTTCTTCTGTTGTGCGATTGGGATAACGAATATCCTTACTTAACGCTAATATTAACGTTTACTTTTGGTAAAGTATTGTCTGTTGGTTGATTTCCAACACCTAATGAATCGCTTGGTAATACTTCTGGTCTTGTACCAATGGGGTGTTCGTATCTATTAGGAACACCTTGTACCGGAGGAAGGTTATTACCAAATTTAAGGACTTCAACATAGTTCCAATCACCGGGAACAGTGAATTCACCAAGTTCAGTTGGAACCTGAACTGTTCTTGGGTCCATTCTTAAAACCAAGAAACAGTCACCAGCACCTTCATTATCGTTGGAATCTTTAGGATTCTGTAATGCAGAATAACCTACAACTCTTTTGATAAAGAAAAAATATTCCCTTTCAATCAAATCTTGCAAGAAAGCCATAAAATGCTCGTCTCCACTATAATGCATTTTACAGTAAGGGCTAGAAAGAAAGCTCTTTTTTAATTTAACTGGTGTGCCTTCACGAAATCCACCGTTTGAATAGTGAGCAAATGCAGTTTCCAATAATGTGTTGTATTTGTTAAATTTTGACATGGTGTATATCAATATTTACTTCCAAAACATACAAAATCATAAAAAGAATTAAATGAACTTTTGAAATAAGTATATATAACGTGGCTATCATCGATTTAAACAATTTAGTAAGACCAAAACAGACGGCAAATCAAAAAACACAACTTAATTCTGTCGTAACAACATCTACGTCTGTATATACAGATTTGCATTTAGATTTAACTATAGGTAAAAACATAGGTTTAGGTGTAAATCCTGTTGTTTCTACTGATATGATAGTAGATAATGATATAGATGCTATTAAAAATTCAATAAGAAATATTTTTACAACTAAAAAAGGTCAAAAGCTTTTGAACCCACAATTCGGATGTTCACTAGAGCAATATTTATTTGAACCGGTTAATACAGCTTATGCGAAGGCAATAGGTGATGATATATTATATAATATTGAAACATTTGAACCTAGAATAAAGGTTAATAATATATCAGTATTACCACAACCGGATTTAAATCAATATTATATTATATGTTCATATACATTATTAGAAATACAGAAGCAATCAATATTAAATTTAATAGCACAAATAGGAGGACAAATCTTAGTTTAAGATAATTATTACAATGGCTAATAACAATAACAACGATCCTTTTTTTAATGTAAACTCGTATATATCTTTTGATGCTACGAGCGTTAAAAATTTAATTATAGACCGTTTAAATCAAGGTCAGGTTTTTACTGATCAAAATTATGAAGGATCTAATTTTTCTGCATTTATAGATGTAATAAGTTATTGTTTCAGTACACTGTTATATTATTTAAATAAAACATCATCTGAATCAATGTTTTCAGAAGCTCAAATTTATGAAAACATGAATAGGATTGTTAAATTAATTAACTATAATCCAAAAGGAAAATTTGCACAAACCCTTTCTTATAATATTTCAGCAACAAGCGATTTACCAGATGGTAATTTTATAATACCAAGATACAGTTATGTTAATGTAGGAGGAACAAAATTTTCATTTAATACTGATATCTATTTTACAAATTCACAGCAGAATATATCGTTGATTCAAAATTCAAAACAAGATTTATTTTTATACCAAGGTGTTTTTTCTGAATATCCTATTTATAATGCTTTTGGAAATGATAATGAAGTGGTATATTTAAATTTAGGAAATTCTGTTGCAATAGATCATTTTAATATTCATGTATATGTGAAAAATTCAATTACAAATACATGGGAACAATGGACAAAAACTGAAAATTTATTTTTAAATAACAAAACAGATAAAGTTTTTGAAATTAGATACAACCCCAATCAAAATTATGAAATTAAATTTGGTGATGATATCAATGGTATGAAATTATCACCCAATGATCAAGTTTTGGTTTTTTATTTAGAAATAGATACAAATGCATTAACTATTGGTGCGAACGGTTTAAGTCAATCTAGTGGAATTGTTTTTTACAATAGTTTGAATTATCAGGAAATTCAAACAAATTCTATTTTTAATACGGATTTATTGTTAAACACAACAAATATTAATTACATTACTTTATCAAACGATTATCCGTCAAATCCATATTTGTCCGAAGAAAGTGTTGATTCTATAAGAAAAAATGCAGCTAAAAAATTTACCTTTCAACAAAGATTAGTTACCACCAATGATTTTCAAAATTATATTATAGACAATTATAACAACATACTGGCTGATGCTAAGGTTGTAAATAATACTGATTATTTAAAGGGGCATATAAAATATCTATATGATATCGGATTGAAATCGCCACAGCTTGAAAATAGAGTTTTATTTAATCAAATAAAATTTGCAACATCTTGTAATTTTAACAACATATATGTGTATATGGTTCCTATTAATGCCGTTCAGAAATATGTAACGGTTGCACAAAAAGAATATGTTTTAAATTCAATAGAAAGCATGAAAATTCTTACTTCAGAACTTGTGCCAATTGATCCAGTTTATATGTATTTTGATTTTTATGTAAGAGATCCAAACAATACACCAAATATAAACGATATAGCAAATAGTAAACTTTTAATTTATAAGAAAGCAAATTCAAATAAAACATCATCCGGTATATTAGCAGAAGTAGAAGCTGTCATAACAAATGCTTTTTCAAAAGCTAATATGTCTTTAGGGCAACTTGTTAATACAAATCAAATCGCATCTGATATTCTTAATATTGAAGGTGTTGATCATATCAAAACATATAGAAGTGATCTTAATTTGTACACTAATGGTATTTCCTTTTTAGTGTGGAATGAAAGTTATCCAACATTAGACATAAACGTTTATGCACAAAATGTACAGCTTCAATATTTTCAATATCCTATTTTCAATACGATAAATGATTTGATGAATAGAATATCCGTTATTGAGCAAACAGGTGTTATCCAAATAACTGATTACTAAAAATGCAATCATATTCAATACCATCAATTTTAAATGAATCTATATACTTTGATTATGCACCGCCTCCTACTTTAGCCGGTCATATTAATAGATATCCATTTCGTATTGTAATATCATCATCAAATGATGATGACCATTATGTTTTTTTAGATTCAAAATATTCAAGATCTTATCATCCACAGGATATTTTAAATAAATGGTCATTTTTAAGATCAGAATTCAGATTTTTAGATTTAAGTGGAAACAAAATAAGTGCAATTAAAACAATTGATACTCCTTTATATTTGGATAAAAATGGCTTAGTAAGCACAGTAACTGGAAATTTTATAGGTGTCAGTGGGTACGCTGAGTTTTATTTCGTCGATGATTGGTATAATTTTGATTTAGCTATGGACAATGGTCCTTATACTTGTATTGTTGCAACATTACAAACAAGTGCTATAAACTATTATGATCCTAATTTAAATTATATAGGAGCATCGAAGGAAAGCAATAGTTTTGCAGTTGCTATACAACCTCATATTTTTCATTATAGACCACCGGAGTATATTAAAATTTCAGAAAATGGAATTCGTGATTTTATAAACCCAAGATGGATTGCTGCTACACAACCAATTGTATATACATTAAACTGGAATAGCAAATATGATTATTATATACCATCAGGTAACCAGATAACACCAATAAACACACACTCAAATTTTTGTAAAACACATCCTTTTTCTGAAAGTGATAATACAATAGCTATTAATACAGATATTGTATTATTAAGTGGAACACATTTTATAAAAACAACAGCGGTTAGTGCGATATTTTTAAATGATTTAAATATATATTATAATGATGAAAATGGTTATTTAACAACCGGATATAATAAAAACCATTTTGACTTTTATATGAAAACAACCTTAGGGTGTGCTATAACAGCAAGTACATCTTTAAGCACACCTAATTTGTTTGGAAATGATTATTCACCTAAACTTTGGATATCAAATCCAAATGCTGGTTGCGTGTCAATTGTTGAATATAATTCACAATATTCCTTTTTAGAAGATTCTAGAAATTTATTAAAAGCACAAATTTATAATTTTGATGTTCCTGTTATTAATCAAGATTTTTTAGCGGGAACATATGCAACTTCTGGTCATCATGATATAAACAGTATTGCGGTATTACCTTTTCCTGAATTTAATGCATGGGCATGTGATGGTGATTTAAATTATCTTTATAAGTTTGCAACAAATGGTCAAATCCTATGTGCTATAGATATATATTCAGTTACTGGTTTACCAAAAACAACAAGTAGACAGTATGAAACTTTACCATATCCTTCTCCTGCATCGATATCATTAGATGGTAATAAAAACATATGGATGACATTATATGACACCACATCAGTTTTAAAATTTGATGCAGAAGGAAACTATTTAAACACTATAGATACTAATCTTTTCATTAATTATCAAGATCCTCCGAATATAGATTTAAATTGGTATAAAGATAACTTTGATTATCCAAATACAATAACAGAAAACTTAATACAACCTACTTTTATTGAAACAGATATTGATAATAATATATGGGTTAGTTATTCAAATTATGCAAGTGGTATTTTAATTAAATTTGATACAGATGGTAATTTACTAAACACAATAACATATGATCCAGAATCATGTCCACAAGATATAATTGTTGACAGTGAAAACAATGTTTGGATTGCATTATCAAATACAATTTGGGATACAGACGGCTACATTGAAAAAAGAAATACAGATGGTATTCTTTTGAGTAGTTTTGGACCAATAAAAGGTGTTAATAATCTTGCTTTGGATATCAATCAAAATTTATGGTATACGTTTGGATATAATGAAATAGGTTATCTTAATAATCAAAATGCAAGAAATGTAACCTTTTCGTTATCTTCTTATACCGATGCATCACTTGGTGTTGATAGTTATTTAACAACACCATCCAAAAACACATCAGAAACTGCAATTGAAGGTATAGCCTGTGATTTAAAAGGAAACATATATGTTATAAATTCAATAGAAAATCAAATTTATGTGTTTGATTCAAAAATAGTAGATTTTTCAGAAAAATTTTATATAAACCCACAAGGTTTTACTTTTTACACAAACGGGGAATATACAAGAACATTAAAAGAATATAATCAATGGCAAAAATCAGCACAAGCCTATGGTGATTGGACAGGTTTCAAATGGCTTAACAAATATGTTTATCGTGCCAACTATAACAGTTCAACTCTTTTTTTAAATTTAAGCGGTGTTTCCAGAACACTTGATGTGTTTCAATCTAATTCTTCTTCATTGCAACAAAGCCAATCATTACTTGTAACAAATTATAATAGATTAATAGAAACAAATTATGGTTTGGATATAACAGTTGACAATGTACTGTCACCAGTTCCTTTATATTTGGATAATAAAATAGATCTTTTTAAGATCAATGAAAATTTTGATTTTGCTGCACAGATTAAATCTTTTTCTTTTATACCTTCTTTATATGAAAGCGAGGTTCTTTTAAATTCATTTATACCTTCTATTTTTGGAACATATCCTTTTTCACATTTTGATCTCGGTATTTTTCCATATGAAAAAATATCAAATTTTATAAAAAACACAAAGGACATAGATACTGCAAATATAAACCATGTTTATGACATGTCCGACATATTGGATGAAAACACAAATGATTATAGAATAAATTATCCAAGCAATACAAAGAGAATAATGGATTTGGTTTCAATTAACCAATCTAGATTATGGGGTTCATCAGCAATGAACCAAAATAATTTTATAAATCAAAGTAATGAAGGTGTTTTAAATAAAGGAAAATTATTAACAATAAACTATCAAGTAAGTGCTGGTACACCAGTTGTTTTAAAAACAAAATCATTAAACAAATATGAATTAATACAAACTGGTCCATTGTTTCAACTTCCACCTGATAAAATAACAATAAGTTTAGATAATTTTAGAAATATTATTTTAGACAACACAAACACACCAAAAACATCACCAAGTGGTAACATTACAGATTCATCCTATCAAATAGCTAGTCAAAAAATATTGTACTTTAAACCACAAATACAACAACAAATTGTTGATTATGCCGATTATTATTTTCCAGCAGCTTTAGATAAAAACGGTGCAAATCTTTTAAAATGCAAAAGAGATATAGGTTTAATGATTGATGCTCTTGCAAATGATTTATCTTCTGGTGTTGTTTCCAGAACAATTCAATATGCTTTGGCTTATTGGGAAGGAAGCACAAGCAGACTACCAGAAAATCTTATACCCAATCAAATACAAAACACAACTGATACGATAGCGGAACTTAGAAATTATATAGAAAATTTATGTCAAACTAATATTCAAGATTTTTCACAAACACAATACGATGAAATAAAAAATAGTTTACAAAATTTTATTAATATCATCTTAGATCAAAATAATGTTCCTGTTACCACACCATCTGGTATTGTTAGTGATGATTCTTATGCAAATGCTTCTAATGCAATTCTTCAGTTTAAATCTCAATTACAACAGCAAATTGTAGACTATGTATATTATCAATATCCTACAACTTTAAGTAATAGCACTTTATCAGCAAAATGCTATAGAGATACCGGATACATTATTGATGCCATAGCTGCTGACATTGCAAATAATGCAAACCACAGATCAATTGAAGTAGGAAACATTTATTTTAAAGGTACCTTGATGGGCCTTCCAAACTATGATAGTAGTGTACCAACTTTACCATCAGATCAGATTTTAGTCACAATAGATGCAATTAGCATGTTAAAGAATTATATCAATGGTACAAATATACCGACAGGTATTCCTTCTTTTACATATACTGGAATCTTATCAAGCGGTAATCTAATCAATAGACAAACAGATTTATCAAATAGGGTAGACGATGTTGTTTATCCTTTACAAAATAACGGACAACTTAATAGCTATGTTCCTGCTGGTAGCCCAACTCAACAAGATATAGAAACAAGTCAATTTTTAATACAAAACAGAGCAGCGATTCAAAATTATATGTCTGCTTATGTTGTACAGTCGGGTTATTTACAAGATGATCCTCTTTTCCCAACACTTTCTGCAAAATGTTATAGAGATGTTGGTTTTATTCTTGATGCTATTGCTGCGGATATTGCTAACAATGCAAATCATAGATCCATAGACGTATCTTATATTTATTTTAATGGAACATTAGGAACACAACTAACATATCCGGATAGCAGCATTCCATCATTACCATCAGATCAGATAACAGCAACAATAGCTGCAATAAGTGCTATAAATTTTTATATAACAGGTAAAGGTATACCCGAATATCCAACTCCCTTTACAACAACAGGTGTTCTCTCCGGAGATGATATGGTAAATAGAGCACAAGATGTAACATATAGATTAAAAGATATAATATACACACTTGAAAATAACGGTCAAACAAAAGTTTATTTACCACAAGGTAATCCCTTAAAAAATGACATCCAACTTGGACAAGAATTATTGACAAGAAAAGAAGAAATACAAAACGCTGTTGCTGATTATGTAAAAGTTAAACAATATTTGACAAAAATATATCCTGATCCAGTATTAACCGCAAAATGCAACAGAGATGTTGGTTTAATGCTTGATGCAGTGATAAGTGATATAAGAACTGGTGTTGTTGCACGTTCAATCGAATATGCTTTGGCTTATTGGGAAGGAAGCACAAGTAGATTACCCGAAACGGCTATACCAAATCAAAAACAAAAAACTATTGATACTATCAATTATTTAAAGAAAACAATAATAAATGTTTTACAAAAAAATTCTTATAATTTAAGTTCAATTCAAAAAAGTAAAATTTCAAATATTCTTGAAAACTTTAATAAAATTATTTTAAGCATAAACAATGTACCAAGAACCACACCCGGTGGTGCCATCAATTCTGATGCATATAAAAATGCAAGTGCAAATATTTTAAAATACAAATCAAATTTACAAGATCAAATAGTAAATTTTGTAAAATATAACTTTCCAAGTGTATTAACAAATACCGCTCTTTCTCTGAAATGTTACAGAGATACCGGATACATTATTGATGCCATAGCTGCGGACATTGCAAATAATACAAACCACAGATCAATTGAAGTAGGAAATCTATATTTCAAGGGAACTTTAACAAAAGCACCTAATTATAACAGCAGTGTACCAACATTACCGTCAGATGAAGTGGCACCTACAATTGCTGCAATTCAAGCGTTGGGTTATTATATTACCGGAAAAGACATCCCTAAAAATGTGCCAACGTTTACATTAACAGGTATTCTTTCTAGTACAAAAATGGGTTCCGATAGAAACCAAGATGTTTTAAATAGAATAGACGATATTATATTCCCTCTACAAAATCAAGGTGCATTAAAACCATACATTCCAAACGGATATCCAAAAACAGAGGATAGACTTCTTGCTGATGCAATTGATTTAAATAGAGACATTATTCGACAAACTGTCGCACAGTATGTTTATGACAATGATTATTTGGTAACACAATACAGTGTTTCTCCTGATGCTTCTGGTGCTCTTAGCGCAAAGTGTAAGAGAGATGTTGGATATATGGTTGATGCTGTTGCAAACGATTTGATAACAGGTGTTAATTCACGAACAATTCAATATGCTTTAGCTTATTGGCAAGGTAGTACAAGCAGATTACCACAAAATATTTTGCCAGATCAGATAAAAAATACAATAGACACTATAAACTTCTTGAATAACTATCTAATAAAATTAGATCCAAGATTATTATCTTACGTTGGAAATAATATAAAAATAATGCAATATCCTTTAGAAGAACTTGTAATTTTCTTAAAATTAAACCAATCGACCGGTAGCGCATGGAATGATTTTTATGAATTTTATGAATTCATTCCCGGTAATGATCAAAAACAAATTGACGGTATTATAGATTGGCAAAACGATCTTACTACGTTAAATAAAAACTTATCAAGTTATTTACAATGGGTTGGAAATGAACAAATGATTGATAGAATCTTGTCATATGACATTTATCATGGTTTAGGCTTATTGTAACTTTTTAACAATGTAATAAATATATAATCTTATGGCGGTTCCTTTTATATTAACAAGTCAAGCTGATTATCCAAACAATGTTTATACAATAACATTGTCTAATAACTATGTTTATACAAATTTTGGTCTTCCAACTGTTAATGTTTTAAAATTTCAAAAAAATTATATTAATGATGTAATTAAATCTTTTGATTTCAGTACTTTCCAAACATATGTTGCTTATAATAATTTGGGAATTGGTGGATTTGTCCAATATGGAGCATATCCTACTACTGCAACAACACAATATATAGAATTAGTAAGTCAAGTTTCTTATGTTGCTGATGGTTATAATAATACATATATAGTATATGATGCTGAGAAGTTAAGAACAACATTTAAATTACCAAGAGAATTTAACGCATCTTATTCACAAATTGATGCGACTACTAATGATAGTTTTGGTTATGTTGTATATCCAACTCGTTTATTTTTAAATCCTGCTGGGTTTACACATGATCCTATTACGGGTAATTGGTCATTAAGTACTAATGTAAAATTATTATCTACACAATTTATAACATTTGAAGATAATAATCCAAACCAATATATTGCAAATTTAAATAAAACTTTTTTATCAAACCCTCCTGTGTTTTACAGTAATGCCGACGCATTGACTTTTATAGGTAATAATTCTTATACTTTAAGTTTCGATCTTTATCGCACTATTGTTGTTAACAATAAAACAGCTATAGATTTTAATACTTTTAGTGGAACCACATCGTCTGGTAAACTTGATTATATTTTTCCTAAAATTATTGCAGATTCTACATATGTAACATATAGCGCAGTCTATACTGATTTTAATTCAAGTCATCATATTGTTGAACAAGAATCAATAGATATTTTATCAAAAACAATAGCATCGAATTATATTTTAGGTTTTGATTCCATAAATAATATTCAAAAATTTCAGTTGATACAGAATATTGATTCAAATTCAACTGATCCTGCTATATTACAAACACTAAATAATACACAGTTTTGCATTTTAAGTTCCACTTTGGATTTAGATGATACGACTTTTAATTTTTATGCTAAAAGTGGAAAAATAACTTTTATACCAAACACTGTAATTGGTGTGAGTTATATAGGCACAAAAACATCATCAGCTTTGGGAGATCCTGCAACATCAGTTACAACATCTACCGCTTATCCACAAACTGTTATATCAACTAATAATAATATAGTAAAATTTAATACACCAAATGCACCACATTTTTATAGTTATAAAGTGGATTTAAAAAAAACATCTGATGGTACATATCAAGATCAATTTTATTTGAATTTTTATGTAAAAAATAAAATAATAGCCAAATCTTCAGATACAACAAGCGTTACGGTTAGTTCTTATATTGCTTCTGATCATAATATATTAACATATTCTTTAGAAGATGGTGGTTCAAATGATGATATAAAATATACGATTGTTGGGGTAAAACCGAATGTTGGAATTGATAATATCGTAAAGAGCCTTTCAGCTGGATATTATATTCCACCTTCGCCGTTTAATCCATCCGATACTGGAACTTGGGTACATTATGATTTAGGATATGGCGCATGGCAAGATGCAATACTTGCCAGAAATTTATGGATATCTTACCCAAGCGTTAATTTAGGATCAGTTACTTTATATCTCAAAACTACATTAAGATGCAAGACTGATACAACACAACAATCCGATTCTCATGAATTATTAGAAATACCATTAGGGCAAGGTTTTTTTGATTCTCAATCTTTAGGAAATGGTTTATTTTTAAACACACTGTCCGAACAATCGAATTCTATAGTAATAGATGCATCAAAAAATACAAATGATAATGCATGGCCTTATAGAGATTTAACAAATACTGATATTTCTTGGTATTTTACCGAAGTAAAAAACGGTGTAGAGCAAAGCACAATTGATCCAGCATTATTATCAAATGTCGTTATCAATGCAATTGATAGTAACAATAATGTATTACAAACCATAACTCCAAATTCTGTTGTTAATTTTGATTCTAGTTCTTGGACAGTAAATGTAAAAGGATATGGTCCATCTCAAATAAATGTTTATTTATCATCGGCAAAAACAGGTGAATATAATTACATAGGAACAAATCCTTATCTTTTTGATTATTTTACAGAAAACAAATTTGTCATAACACCAATAGTTGACTTAAATAATTTTAACCAAATAAGAACAATAACCTTGAAGGTTCAAGTTCCTTTTGAAAATTATTTGTACGATATTCCTGTTGATATTCCTGTATTTTGGGAATGGCAATATAATGATATAACAGATCCCTTGCAACAACCTATAACGGCTACGTATATTAATGGTAATGAATATCAGTATGGTTTTTATGATTCTATAATAAATTTAAGCGCAATATCCTTAAATATATTACCAGATATAGTTCAATCGAATCCAAGAACAAATAAAGTTACTATCAGTGCATATACAAACATAAAAGATCCATTTATAATAGGCACATATGATGTATATGTTGATGATTTTCCAGCAATATCTGTTTTAAATTATGGTTTTGATATTTATTATAATAAATTTCAACAATATGGTATAGCAAATACTAAAGATACAGGAAGTGCAATAATAACAAGACCTAGTAATTATGATTTTTATTTTGATTTTGTAGCAACAAATACTTTTACAGGTTATTATTATGATAATATATATTGGGAACTTAAAGATAGCAATAATTCAACACCTGTTATTAAACAATATTTAAACACAGATGGTTTTAATGTTGGATATTCATACGATTTAACACATTTACCGGCTTCTGCGTTTTATTTAAATCTTTGTTTAATTTCTGCAACGGCACCCGGATGGTCTTATCCTCATAATTTTATAACATCAGCTGTTTTCTATAAAATAGACCCACTTATTTTCTTTAGACCTCTTGATTTTATCATTTATCCAGAATACTATTGGGATAGTACAGGATTTGTTACTTTTACGACAACAAGTAATTATACACAAAGCTATTGTCCATCAGGATATGAGCATAAAAAATCAGACAGCTATAATTATTGGCTATCTGCAAACGGCGATGGTGTTTTTAATAAATATTATTATCAAAACGATAGTACCGGCGACACAGTCTTAACTGCATCTGCTTTTGATTTATTACCCATAACATACAATAGAGTTGATCCTGCAATTTATCTTGGTATTAACATAACCTTATCCGCCTTTAACGATACATATTTTCCACAAAGTGTTGGTAATATGTATCTATATTCTGATGGTATTACAAATAAACTTTTAACAGGATATTTTAACAATTATGCATATACTATAAATCAAGTTGATCTCGTCGATGGTGATAATTTGTTTAAAATGTCACCTGTTATAAAATCATATCCTGATTTTAATTTTTCCTTTATTTTAGAACAACAAGATAGGATAAATTTGGATATTGATTCTACAGTAAGAGTAGATCAACAGACAAATCCATCACAATATTTTACACCTGTACAAATCGTAAGTGGTTATGTTAAATATACACTCTCAAATGAGTATTGGTCTACAGATTCATACCTTGATATAAAAGCTTTAAGAGGTACACCATTTACTTTAAAAACTGGCGATCCTGCCGTATTATTAAATACAGGAGAAAATGGTGAAGATTCATTCACAATTTCCGCTAGTCCAGTAATAAATATCCAAATACCACCAAGCACTTTTAATAATTATAAGAATCTACCACAATATCCCAAAGATCCGGATCTTTGGGAAATAGTAACATTAAAATCACCATGAGCTTATTTGTTTCAAACCCATTAAATTTTACTGCATATACTGATAGTGTTCCGGTTCAGGTTTTTTTATCAAATTATTATACATTAACCGCAGATAATAATAATCCGAATCCAAATCCATTTTTTATATCTTTTCAAACATATAAAAAATCCGATGGGACAAATGTTACGAATTATAATGTTGATTTTGGAGATGGTTTTACAGCTAGAATAGATCCAAATTTAAATGCATATCACAATTATTCACAAGAAGGCACATATTATATATCATATTCCGCTATGTATGTTTCGTCTACGACAAATGAAGAAACAGCAGATCCTTTTAATTTATTAGATTTTCCGATTAATGTTAAGTCAAAATGGAGCGTTTTTGATCAAAATAATATAAGATTAAATAATGAAATTATTTTATCTTTTCCTTATTCGCTAGATCAAGTAAAAATACAACCAAATGAATGGGGCGTTTCTGATATTTTTAACACGGCAATTGAAAGACTTCAGAAT